GCAAGGATGACTGGTATGAAGAAAAAGTTGACCAGCGCCAAAACCGCAAACGATCCAAATTCCCGGATCAATAAATCTTTAAGAGCTTGGAACTGTTGAGGTAAATCATGCCCAGCTCAAGTAAAAAGCAACATAATTTCATGGAGGCTGTGGCGCATAGTCCAGCTTTTGCAAAGAAGGTGGGAGTCCCACAGTCCGTGGGCAAGGATTTTTCCAACGCGGACAAGGGCCGCAAATTTTCAAAAGGCGGTGATACTATGGCTACAGCAAAAAAAGTTGCTCCTTCTCCAATGGGCAAACCAATGATGAAACCCGGCATGAGCACGGCTAAGGACGGCATGAAAAAGCCAACTCCTATGGCCAAGACCGCTATGGCCGGTAGCATGATGGGTATGAAAAAAGGCGGCGCAGCCAAGAAAATGGCTTCTGGTGGCATGGCGGCTTCTTCGATGGGCAAAGTTCGTACTGCTGCCCCTAGCCGTGACGGAGTTGCTGACAAAGGTAAAACCAAAGGTATGCAAGTCAAGATGGCCGGTTCCGGTGTGCCTAACGGTATCGGTTCACGTGTGATGAAAAAAGGCGGAATGGCCAAGTGCTAATTTAAGGAGTTTTTATGAAAAAGCGTGTTAAAAGATACGATGGAGAAGAGGGCTCAGTAGTTGAGTCTGACATGCCTGCTCAACGTATTGAATTTTCAGAAGATACGGGAAGCACCGGTTCGACAAAGGCTATGTCTTTTAAAGAGGCTTTTGCAAGTGCTCGCGGCGCTGGAGACAAAACTTTTGAGTGGCAAGGCAAGAAGTACACAACTGAGTTGGCTTCCCCTAAACCTGCTAAAGCTGCTGAGTCAGAATCCAAACCCGTTAAAGCGGCAGCAAAGTACGAAACACCGTATGACCGTATGAATCGCGTTAACCGTGAAGAAGCCGCTGCCAAAAAAGTGGCTAAAGCAAACGAACCGGCCCCAAAGCGTTCTGGATACTCTGTGCCAAAGTCTTCCGAATTTACCGGAATGGGCGGCATGAAGTTTGCTGGTGGCGGTAAGGTTTCTTCCGCCTCTAAACGTGCCGATGGTTGTGCTACCAAAGGCAAGACCAAAGGCACCATGATTACCATGAAAGGCGGCGGTTACGCCTGTTAAATTATGATGGCATCCCGTGGTATGGGCGCAATCCGCGCCAGCAAAATGCCGAGCGGGGCTGAGAAGTCTCGTCGGGATGACACTGATTTCACCCAATACAAAGAGGGTGGCAAGGTAAATGCTGCTGGTAACTACACCAAACCCAGTCTGCGTAAGCGGATCGTAAGCCAAGTCAAAGCTGCGGCAACTCACGGCACCGGTGCGGGGCAATGGTCGGCACGTAAAGCACAGCTTGTTGCCAAGAAGTACAAGGCGGCTGGTGGTGGTTACAAATGACTTGGTCAAAAAAGTACAAGGACTCTATTGACTGTGAACGCCCAAAAGGGTTTTCACAAAAAGCCCATTGTGCAGGTAAGAAAAAAATGGCAAAAGGTGGTTTAGCTTCACCACAACAGTCTCTCAAAGATTGGGGCGACCAGAAATGGCGTACCAAAAGTGGAAAACCGTCTAGCAAAACAGGTGAACGTTATCTGCCTGAGAAAGCAATTAAATCCTTGACCCCTGCCGAATATGCGGCTACAACACGAGCTAAACGCCAAGGTAAAAAGTCAGGTAAACAATTTGTGGCGCAACCTAAGAGCGTAGCTCAGAAAACAGCGAGGTTTCGATAATGGCTAAATTTCCTGATTTAACGGGTGATGGCAAGGTTACCCAAGCAGACATTCTTAAGGGCCGTGGTGTTGAAGGCATGAAAAAAGGCGGCTCCACTAAAAATTGGATTGCCAGTGCCATTAAAAAGCCCGGTGCTTTGAAAAAAGAATTGGGTGTTAAAGCAGGTGAAAAGATACCTGCTAAAAAACTTGCTGCGGCTGCAAAGAAACCCGGTAAAGTAGGACAACGCGCACGTTTAGCTAAAACATTAAAAAGCTTTAAGAAATGACCACAACGGGAACTTCCGTATTCAATCTTGATGTCAACGACTTAATTGAAGAAGCATTTGAGCGTTGCGGTCAAGAACTCCGTACTGGGTACAATTTTCGTACTGCCCGTAGGAGCCTTAATTTGCTCACAATTGAGTGGGCTAACCGTGGTATAAATTTGTGGACAATCGAAGAAGGTCAAATACCTTTGTACCCAAATCAGATCATTTATGCGTTACCCGATGACACAATTGATTTGTTGGATCAGGTTACAAGAACAGACGCTGGTCAAGGCACCACACAGGCTGATATCAATATCAACCGCATAAGCGAATCTACCTACTCCACCATACCTAACAAGTATGCTCAAGGGCGTCCTATACAAGTTTGGATTAATAGACAAACAGCCGAAACCAACGTAGATAGCTCAACTACGATCACTCAAACCATATCTAGCACGGATACTACAATCCAATTGGCAAACGTAACTGGATTGCCCACTGCTGGTTTTATAAAAATAGAAAATGAGTTGATCAGCTATAGCAATTTGACACGACCTGATCCAAGTCTTACAGCGGGGTACATCAGCTATTGTGGCCGTGGTCAGCAGTATACGATTGCGGTAGCTCATACTTCTGGCACCGCTGTTTATGTAACTCGTCCCCCTTCTATAAATATTTGGCCAGTACCTAATCAAGGATCAATAGGCAGTCCTTTTTATATGTTTGTGTATTGGCGCATGCGTAGGGTACAAGACACCGGAACGGGTACGCGTACTCAGGATATCCCGTTTCGCATGCTTGAATGTATGGTAGCTGGGTTGGCATACAAGCTGTCTATTAAGTTACCCAATATAGATCCTATGCGTGTAACAGCACTTAAAGTTGAATATGAACAGCAATGGCAACTAGCGGCTGATGAAGACAGAGATAAGTCACCCGATAGATACGTACCAAGAAGTTTGTACTATAGGTGATGCATGTCAGGGCCTAAGTATTCTTCTGGTAAGTACTCTATTGCAGAGTGTGACCGTTGCGGTCAACGCTACATGCTTAAAGATCTACGCAAACTTACTATCAAGACCAAACAGGTAAGCATAAAAGTTTGCTCGGAATGTTGGGAACCTGACCAGCCGCAATTGCAGCTTGGTATGTATCCGGTTTATGACCCACAAGCGGTGCGTGAACCTCGTCCTGATGTGAGCTACTACCAGTCTGGAACGACCGGATTGCAAATTACTCCAAACGGGGGGACAGGGCCAAATGCAGTAGGTTATTCTGGTGAGGGTAGTCGAGTGTTTCAGTGGGGGTGGAACCCAGTTGGCGGAGCTAGAAATTTTGATACTGGTCTAACGCCAAATAACTTGGTTCTAGCTGTAGAACTTGGTACAGTAACGGTAAGCGTAACTTAGGAGTCTAATATGGACAAAGCGGATTTGAAACAGGACAAGAAAATGATTGCTGGTGCCGTGCATAAGCACGAGAAAAAAATGCACCCGGGCAAGCCTATGACCAAGCTGGCTAAAGGTGGTAAGACCAATTTGCAAATGAAGCAGTTGGGTCGTGGTTTGGCTAAGGTTGCCAATCAGAAGAAGTCTTCCTTCACCTACAAAAAAGGCGGTTGATATGGCTAAATTTAGCAAAAAGGTTGGCGGTAAAGAAGTCGGCCAAGCTGAAGTCTATGCTGAACCCCATACCATGGACGGTAAGTCTGGTGTGGACATCAGAAGCAGCGGCTATGACGGTGGTGATCGCATGAAGGCCAACGATGTGAATATGTCTGTTGGAAACATCAGCCGCGATGACTATGCCGCCCCCAAAACCTCTGGCATTAAAATCCGTGGTACTGGCGCAGCCACTAAAGGCGTAATGGCTCGGGGGCCGATGGCGTGAACTACACGGAGCTTGTAACTGCCGTCTCTGATTACACAGAGAACACGTTCCCCACTGTTGATATGAATACGTTCATTGAGCAGGCGGAGCAGCGCATCTACAACTCCGTTCAGTTCCCTTCCATACGTAAAAACGTAACCGGT